AAGAAGGATCCATTGTCTTGCGACTAGCGATTACGACTTTAGCAATCTTTCGTTTCACATCTGATTCATTCATATTAAATTCCCAGTCCTCAAGGAACAGCTTTAACACTTGTTGATTGAGCGCCATAGATTCTTTCCCTGAGTTCGGTTGTAGAAAAACTGTGTTCTCGCTTGTTGTAGTACAATTCGATGCCACGCTGTTCACAAATATCTTTACCCGTGAAGTTAGTATTGCGATACTCTTCACCTACGATACGGACATCCATAGTCAAAGTGAGAAACAAATCTTCGAGGTCTTTCTCTGTTTGATAAACAACAATCTCATCGACATACTTTACAGCCTCAAGTTGAATCCAACGCTCTACTAGAGTTTGGACTGGCTTGTTCTTGCTGTTCGGTCTATCGATAGTAGGATCAGTTTGTAGACCACAGATTAGATAGTCACACTTGCTCTTTGCTTCTTTCAGCATAGTGATATGACCCGCATGTAGCAGATCAAATGTAGAACAAGTAAAACCTATTTTCCAATCTTCCATTATGTCACTGGCTCTTCACACGATTCTAAAAGATCGGTTTCGATTCTGCAAATTCGTTCATCGACAAATTCGTGCCAGTAAGCATCTTCCCATGGATCATACTCTTCTTCATCTTGCTCATCACCTCTAGATTCTAGATAAGCCAAGCGAGATTCTACAAGATTCTCATAGTCTTCGTCATCTGAAATGACTTCACCGTCATGATAGAGGGCAGCGCCTACAAAGTTGTAGGCTTCGTCTTCGAACCTGCAAGTTATTTTTACATTTTCGTCAAACTCGGAAAGATAACTACCAAGTTCTTCAACAAAAGGTAATACAGGACTCCATGCTGATGTCACGCTTACATAATCATCATCCGCATCTTCCACATACGCCCACTTTGCGCCTACATGATCGATACCAACTTTGCCTTGATACTTTGGCATAAAATCAAGTTCAAACAAAGATCCTTGATCTGATACTAGTGGTTCAAAGACTTTTGTAAATTCAGCAGTAGCTTTATCGTTACCGATAACCTGAATGAAATTACTAACATGATTTGCCATATTACCTCCTATTGAATTAAAGTGGGCAGTTTCGCATCATGCCCAGGACATTACTACTAGCTGAATACTTTCGAGCCAGCTGCTGCATAAGCTGCTGCAATCATCTCACGGCTAGGACGACCTAGACGATATGAAGTCTTGCCAGCCTTGTTTACATTAGCGTAAACAGGGTAGCCTGCTGCACGGAGTTCCTGAACACGGGCGCTTACACGCTTAACACCGAACATAGAAGATGCTTGAGCTTCAGTCAAAGATTGACCTGAACGGAGGAACTTGAGGATCTTCTCGTTCTGGTTCTTAGCAGGAGCTGCCTTAGCAGTTTTAGTTGTAGTAGTTGTAGCCATAATATAATCACCTTTGATTATTAACATTAAAATTAAACGACTTTGCGGTCGCTATTTGAGATCACTCTCAAATTCTTTAAACATGCTGACATTATACACAATAGGATGTACAATGTCAAGCATTAAAATTTCTCAATTTCGTTAGTAGAAAGATTACGCATCTCAAGGACGACATACGAAACCTTAGGGCTTTGAGTCACTGAACCTGCCCATGTGCAAGCATCATTCCAGGTCATGAAACCCATTTGCTCACAGGTGTGCATGCCTTCTTTCATGCCATTGAGATGATACTTGACCATTTCGACTTGACAAGGATAGTTAGATGTTTTCATTACACAAACTCCTTTGCCCATCGTTGAGCTGTTTCGAAGTCTGGAGCATACTCCAGCATTGCGCCGAGAGCCGCCTCCATCTCAAGACGATCCCTATGGATCTCGTACTCAATCTGAGCACTGAGGCTATCACACTCTGCCTCAAGTTCTGCCGTGCTCCACTCGTCCCAGTTGAAGCGAGGGCGAATGCCATTCAGCTCCTTATATCTGTCTGAGATGTAGCCGACTAAATCGTCACGGTTCCAAGTATTGTTCATAATATAGCCCTCACAGCTTGTTTTCTCATTTTATATAACTATTATAGCACCTATTACGGCAAATGTCAAGCATTATTTTCACTTTTTTACGATTATTTGCCCCAATAGAATCAATAACTTATAAGCCTATATTATAGCAAGGAAAGGGTATATTGTCAAGAACTAAAAGTCCAATAAAATCAATGACTTAGTAATCGTCTCAGACGCTTGCTAAGCGCCTGTGTGAAACGATAGTATAGGCTACTCTATGACTAGAAACGAAGCGAAACTGCCACGAGGACGAAGGATTTCAGCCTTGAAGCCTTCTCTAGCTAGTTTGTCTACTAGCCAGTCAGGATCATAGATAGTGATCATATGCCGAGAATTGTACTCGGCTTGAGCTATAGTGTCTTCTACTATAAAATCATTATCAAATAGGGTAAAGGTAGACTGGCAGTTTTCTATATTGGGACGGAAGTCTATACATGAGCCATACTCCTGGACTCGTCTCTGCCAGAACCAATTTGTTAATACCGTGTCTTTTGTTGAAATTATACTGTGAGCGATCTTCTTAGGGCTCAGGGTTTTCATCCACTGAAGAGTCAGTAGTAGGTCTAAAAAATCGGAGTGACTGAAAACGCTGTAAGAGAAAATATAGTCAACGCTTCCGTTTCTTAGGATGGGATAGTCGGCGTGATAATCGCCGTTATGATTGTATGACCAGTTGTATTTGTTATGCTTCAGAAATTCTGCTGTAGGAAAGTCTTTTTTTCCTATCTCAAGTGCCTCTTTGTCCACATCAATACAGGTATAGTTTTCTGGTTTTATCTTTCCTTCAGAAAAGAAAAGGAGATTCGCAGTATTACCACCGTAGTCTAATACCTTCGAATCTCCTATATCACCAAAAAGATTTTCAAACATACCATATCTATCGTGCTGTACTTCTCTACCAAAAACATTACCATTCATAATATAATTCTCTTTTATTTAGTCTTAGTAAATGCTTGCGCTCCAAAAAATGCTGCGACAATACCAGCAACAGCTACAAAGTATGTCGGTGCCATGTCACCTAAAGTTGCTTGTGCTTGATCTAGACCTGCAAGTGAAGCAACAACTACAGCAGCAGGATAAAGCAACATGCCGCCAAGTGCGAACCAAGCCATCTTTCTTTGAGCATCACGCATCGCATCTTGGTCTTCAAGCTCTTTTCGCTTAAACTCCATGTACATTGCATGTTCTCTGTCGTCTACTTTACCATCACCGTTTGAATCAGCAGGGTGAAATTGTTTTTTTTCTTCTTCGGACATAGTGAGACCTCCCTTTCTCACTATTTATAAGTCTAAAACTTTATGCCGTCGAAGTTAGTGTTGATATTCTTTCTGTCAAACACAGGAGTCTCATCATACTTTGAAGCACCAGAGTCAGTTAGTCCTGCCTGTGAGTCTTCTAAGTCAAACAGTTTCATTCTTGCTCGGTCAACACCAATCATGAATCGCTTGTTAGAAGTAGGATCGGCATATCGATTCTTCAATTGCTTCACCATGATCTGTCCTAGTTGCTCTAGTTCTTCTGTGCTGATGAGAGCGAGCATCAAGTCAGCAGTAGCAGGAAGACCAAACGATTCTGATGTATCTGTCAACTCAACATCTGAATTGTTGTAGCCGCCACGAGTAGTCTGTGTTGCTGTAACGATAGGAACATCAAACTCTACTGCTAGTCCTCGAAGTTCTTCTGCAATGGACTTAATAATAGTGTAACTATTTGCGCTAGACCCAGCACGAAAGCGACTGCTAGAACAAATGTTGAGATAGTCAATGAATATAATGTCAGGCCTAAAATTTCTCTTAAGCTTAAGTTCATTGAGAAGAGATTTGAAATGCCCTGCATGTGCCGATGCTGTCGGATACTCTTTAACAATGAGCCTTCCTTGAATTTTTTCATTTAGTTTGCTTATCCTGTCATCAAACATTGTTTTAGACAAATCTTTCAACTGACCAATAGGCAAGTTCATCAGATTCGCATCGATTCTTTCTGCAATTCGTTCTTCGGACATCTCTAGTGTTATATATAACGCATTCTTTCCTGAAGCGATATTGTTCGCTGCCATATGACACATGAACAACGATTTACCAACACCTGTGCCTGCGAGTGCTACATTGAGTGTCTTGTTTGACAAACCGCCGTTTGTAATCTTGTTGAACATTTCAAGATCAAAAGGCAACTTCTCCTCAAGACGATGATAGAAATCAAATCTCTCATCAGCGTTCTCAATGTAATCGTGACCTACATTGTTGTCAAAGCCAACACCGAGTGCCTCTGAGAGAATACTCGGCATCGCATCTTTGCTGAGGTCTTTGTTTCTACCATCAAGAATGCCAATGCTTTCCATCACAGCATTGTAGAGTGCCTTGTCTTTACAAAACTTTTCAGTCTCATCAAGAAGCCACTGACTGTCAGCATCTTGTTGTTCTAGTCCGTCAACAATTGCCTGAATGTCAGTGTATTCTTTTTCAGTGATAGACTTATCATCTGATACCGCAATCAGAAGTGCTTGCTTAGAAGGAGCGGCATTATAAGTTTCAGTGTGTGCTGATATCTTATCAAATACTATCCGATCTGAGCTACTAGAAAAATACTCAGGCTTGAGAAAAGGAATTACTTTCCTCAAGTATTCTTCATTGTAGCAAAGATTAGATAATATGATTTCTTCTATTGACTGTTGCAAAGGTCTTCCTTAATAAATTCTTCACGGATTATTTCGACACATGCCTCACACAGATAAAGTTCTTCTTCGTCTGTGTGAAAGCACACTGCTGCATCATTTTCGTAGATCGTTATCTGGCAACGATCACACGCACCTTTAGTCTTCGATCGCTTCGTAAACATCTGCAATATCTTCCTCTGTAATCTCTTCTCTCATGATACCATCTGAACTTGAGATTGTATATCGTGTTGTAATCCAGTCAATGAATGTAGGATCTGAAAGAATAGGCAACCAGAAGTCTTTCTTGTATGTATCAG